GGCTTCGCACGGAATTAACCGATGCGGAGCTTGTGCATTTTGCTGCTTACTACGAAATCAAGAGAGAGGAAGAAGAAAAAGCAATGGATCGTGCAAAAGCTGGTCGTCGTTAAGATGTTGGTATCGCTTGTGTAAGCCGTGGCAGTATCCAACGTTGAGCTGATTGTCAATGCGGTCAAGGCAATCAATCCACTGCGGAAAGTTCAGCAAGAAAGCAAAAAGGTTGAGCAGCTAATGGCACGCACGCAGCGTGCAATGGATAAACTTGGCAAGGTAGGCAAACAGGCAGGCGAAAAACTGCGAAATGCGTTTCAACGTGCCGCTGCTAGTGCGGCAGAATTAAACAAAAAATTATCCAGTGTCGGCGGTGTAATAGCAGGTCTTGGCGTTGCTGAGTTGACGCGGCGAATGATAGGTCAGGCAGCGAGCTTTCAGCAAACACAAATGCGCCTTAAAGTTTTATCTGAGGAATATGGAGAATTCTCTGAGATCCAAAAATTGGTAAGAAAAAACGCTAAAACATTCAATCAATCATTAGCGGAGTCAAGCAGTAATTTTGCCGATGTCTTTGCAAGATTGAGGCCATTAGGAATTGAACTATCCAAGATTCAAACGGTTTACGAAGGTTTTAATGCTGTTGCGCTAGCCAGTGGTACGTCCGCAGAAGCTGCCTCTAGTGCATTTCTTCAGTTGTCTCAAGCACTTGGCAGCGGACGGTTGCAAGGCGATGAATTTAGATCCGTTTCCGAACAAGTGCCAGGCATTTTAAAACTGGTGGCAGATGAGATGGGCGTCACTGTTGATCAACTTAAACAACTCGGCAGTGAAGGAAAGATTACTTCAGATATTTTAATAAATGCGCTCGCCGTAGGATTTGAAAAAAATAAAGACAAAATCAAAGAACTGCTAAACTTGTCACCAGCGCAAAAATTCAAGGAATTTAACAATGCAATCAGTGAATTAAATACAACAATTGGAAGTGAATTATTGCCTACGGTCACACCGTTCGTCAACCTTCTTACAGAAATAGCGAAGATATTTGGCAGAATGCCTGGTTTCGTTAAGACAACCGCTTCAGCCTTCTTGGGTTTAGGTGCTGCGTTCATTAGTGCATCGGCAGGCGCAAAGCTGCTTGGTATTGAAATGACAAAAGCTGGATTATTTAAACTTGCGGCTTTAGCAGGAAAAGTTACTTTATTAGCCGCTCCTTTTTTAGGTCTTGCGGCTGCATTTGAAGACGCACAACGTCGCAAAAAGCAATTAGACGAAGCCCTAGAGTCAGACTCATTAAATGAAGTTCAAAACCAGCTCAACCAATCTGTCAAAGAACTTAATGGTCTTATTGATGGCTTGCGAATTGTAGAGTCATCACCATATTTTAAAGGGCAAACCGCTGAGGTCAATCGGCTCAAAACAGAAATCGAAAAGGCAGCAGAGCAGGTAGATCTACTAACTAAACGGAGAGATCTAATTGTTGATCTAAAACTTAATGTTCCGTTCCCTGACTTTGATAAAATAGGAGCAGGGTTTAGCGAAGAACTCAAAAAAGAACTTGAAAAACTCGGCTTAGATTACACACCAGGAAAAGAAGTAAAACCAATCGGAAAGAAAGGAGGCGAGAGTCAAGCGGCAAGGGAAGAAAAAGAGCGCCTTTCGTTTTTAGAAAAAATTAACGCTGAAATCAATCGTATTAACGAGGCGGAATTAGCTGGTTTTGAAGCCGGTCGTCAAATTGTTGAACAGATTGATGCGCGAGGTGCTGCTGAAATTAAAGCAGGAGAGGCAAATTTAGCATTACTGCAAGCCAAGATTGACGGGCGACTAGAAGAAGAACAGCTTGCTCAAAAAATTAAGGCTATTGAAGAAAGCAACCTTAACGATGTTCAAAAGAAAAAACAGATTGCAATCGCAAATCAAACGGCAGCCCTTAAAAAACAATATCAAGCGGCAGAAAAATTAGATCAAGTTTATGAGTCAATCGGCAGCGCAGTGTCTAACGGCATCGTGAATGCGCTAACTGCTGCTGTTGAAGGTACGAAGTCACTGGCAGATGTAGCCTCGCAAACACTTAGACAAGTCGCCAACATTCTGCTGCAGTTTGGCGTCAACACTGCGCTAGGAGGTATTCCTGGCCTTGGCAATTTCTTCGGTGGCGGAAGAGCATCTGGTGGCACCGTAACTGGTGGACGTTCTTACATGGTTGGTGAAAAAGGTCCTGAACTCTTCACGCCTGGTCGCACTGGCAGCATTGCGCCATCAGGCAGCTTTGGCGAGACTAACGTGGTTGTGAACGTCGATGCTTCTGGAACGCAGGCACAAGGCAACGAGCCAAACGCTAAAGCACTGGGTGCTGCAATCGGTGCAGCAGTACAAGCTGAGCTTGTCAAGCAAAAACGTCCTGGAGGCTTACTGAGCTAATGGCAACCTTTCCATCAATAAACCCAACCTATGGCGTACAAAAGCGCAGTGCGCCTCGCGTGCGTGCGATTCAGTTTGGTAGTGGCTACCAGCAGCGTGCGCAGTTTGGGATACAGCAGAACCCAAAGGTCTATGACCTGACCTTTGAAGTGTCAGAGACTGACGCTGACACAATCGAAGCATTTCTGGATGCACGCGCTGCAGTTGAAAGTTTTAATTTTACACCGCCAGGCGAAGGCAGCAGCAGCAAGTTCATTTGTCGTGAATGGTCGAAGTCAATTCCGTATTTGAACCGGGCTACTGTTACGGCTACGTTTGAGCAAGTCTTCGAGACCTGATGGCTTATCCGTATTACAACGTTGACGGCACCAAGTCGATTCACGCTTGGCAAGCGGATAGAGAGTATGCGATTGGCGATGTAGTTCGTGCTAATCCATCAAAGGGCAACACACTTGCCTTTAAGTGCATTGAATTACGTGCTGTCGCCCCTGGCGAGAAACCTAAATCAGATACTGAAGAATTTTATGCAACCTTTCCTGAAAACGAGCCATCGTTTCCATTCAAAATTGCGACTGAACTGCAAGACAACGATATCACGTGGTTGTCGTTTGAGCCGTTAGCAGAAGAGCTGCTGCGCCTTGCGCCAACTGCAATTATTGACCTGTTTGAGATCCAGCTGACTGAAGCTGTTAATGGTGTAAATGATATTTTGCATTATCACGCTGGCAAAAACGGGCTGACGGAAGACATCAAGTTTGGCGGTCAAACCTACCCTGCGGTTCCTGTAGAGATCGACGGTTTTGAATTTTCCGCTAAAGGCACGCTGCCACGTCCAACGCTTCGAGTCGCCAACGTTAATAATGCAATTACTAGCTTGATGCTGCTATACAACCCACTGGCGGCAGAAGTCAGACGCATCCGCACATTTGCCAAGTTTATTGACACAACAAACTTCAATGAGGATGTTGGGTTTACTCGCGAGTCGGATGTAGAAGATTTTTTGATTACGCAAGATGGGGACACCTTGATCGAGGAGACATTTAACGACACTGCTGATCCTGATGCCAAAATTGTTGAGACATGGTACATCGACAGGGTTTCCTCAGAGAATCCTCAGTTTGTAGAGTTTGAGTTAGCGCCAAAGCTTGATCTGACAAATTTAGCTTTACCTCGCAGAACTATTGAAGAGTTTTGCCCGTGGACGTATCGTGGTGGCAGGGAGTGCCCTTATGTTGGTGACGATTGTTTTACGATTGATGATCAGCGAATAACTGGTGGCACACTAGAGGAAAGAAAAGCTGCAGACGTTTGCGGCAAAAGACTATCTAGTTGTCAGGCGAGATTCCCTGACAAGGACAAGCTACCTTTCGGAGGATTCTATGGCGCAAGACTTCAAGCGTGAAGCCGAAAGGCACGCGCACGCTAAATCGCCTGAGGAGTCATGCGGTTTGGTTGTCAATGACAGCTATTTCCCATGCCGCAATATTGCGCCAAAGCCTAGAGAGAACTTTGTGATTGATCCTGTTGACTATGCACGAGCTATGTACTTCGGCCCAATCGAAGGTGTAGTTCATTCGCACCCAAAAGGTACGCCTATTAGCGATCATGACCGTAATGCTTGCAAGCAAACTAAACTGCCTTGGTACATCTACTCTGTGCCTGACCAACAATGGCTGACTATCGATCCTTAATCGGTCAGCAATGGGAATATGGCAAACAAGATTGTTACACACTGGTGCGGCAATACTATGAGTTGATCGGCGTCAAGTTGCCAGACTTTCCGCGACCTGAGGATCTTGGTACGACAGATAGCATTTTCTTGCGTTACGCAAAGTCACTTAAATTTAAACCTGTCGCGTTAGACGATCGACAGAAGAGCGATCTGTTGGTGATGCGCCTTGGCACGAGAACACCAATGCACGGTGCGATTTATGTAGGCGATGACAAGATTCTGCACCAGCGTGTAGACAGCATCAGTGCGGTAGAACCGTTGCGGCAGTATTATCGAAAAAGAATTGCGGCTGTGTTTCGTCATGCAACTTGTCATGTTGGCAGGTGAGCTTGGCGAGAAGTACGGCAAGCACCACGAGTATTACAACCTGCAGACGCCAGCAGATGCGATCAAGCTGCTGTGCATCAACTATCCAGCGTTGAAGCAGGAGCTGATGCAGGCGCACCATAACGGCGTTGGATACAAGGTGATTCAAGGTGGTGCGGCAATGGGATATGACGAGTTGCAGCTCCCGTTTGGCAGCAAGCCATTACTTGTGGTGCCTGTGATTTCTGGTGCTGGCGGTGGTGCTACTACGCAGATATTGATTGGTGTTGGCTTGGTTGCTGCATCGTTCTTGTTCCCTGGTGCAGGTTTGTTTGGCACTATTGGACTATCTGGCGGGATTTTGGGGGGTGGTGCTGCGATTGTTGGTGTTTCTTCAAGTGCTGTCCTCACTGCAGCAGCTATAGGAACTGCTGTCAGCGCAGTCGGCGCAAGCTTGATTCTTAGTGGCACTGCAAACCTGATTTCACCACAACCACAACTAGGCAATCTTGGTGCAAACAGGATTAGAGGCGAAGGCACAAACGTGCGTGGTCCTGGTCCTGACGGCGTTACGCGTGGTGCCATGGGTCATGAAAACTACGCGTTTACTGGGCCAGCTAACACTGTTGGAACGGGAGCGACAGTGCCTGTGATTTACGGTCGTGTTATTGCAGGCAGTCACTTGCTTGCTGCCAACCTTGTTGTTTCTGATGATTCAGACCCGCTCAAAACAACAACGCAAGCGCCAGGCTTGGGTACTTTTAAGATTAACGGCGAGAAGGTTACTCGCAAGCTAGAAAGCCATGGCGGATTAAAAGGTCGAAAAAAAATCAATGAGGTCAAAAGCTCTGACGCAAACGAGAAAAAAAGAATTTTGGTCAATAAGACGTTTGGTCCGACCAACAATCAAACTCTTGAGGAAGAACAGAAGATTACTGAAGTTGACGATTTGAAGTACATTAAGGACAAAAGAAAAAGCCTGGATATTTTGTTTAAGATAGAAAAAGGGTTGTTTGATTACGTTGCCGACAAGGGTTCAACTAAGATAGATGGCTTCATCAGATATAAGATCACTGCAACGCTAGAGGGCGGCAGTGGTGACGACGTAGATGTTGCGACTGCTGATGTGACCGTACAGGGTCTTTTCTATCAAAGCGATAAAATTGTTTATGGGCACAGGTTGCAAATGCCTAAAGTTTCCAACAAAAATAGAGTTGAGATCACAGTTGAAATCATTGACGTTGGAGTGCATGATGATGCAACGCTAACCCTGCACGCTTACGGTTACGACCTTTTGGACGGAGACGACTAACTCGCTATGGCTCTCAACTCTAAAACTACGCTAAAAATCATTGACGCCCTGTGCGAAGGCCCTATTGAGGGCTTGGTAGAGACAGGAGATCGTGAAAAGAAAAGCGTTTTTTTAAACGAAACAATAGTTACACGTAAACAGCTTACTGATAAAACTGTTCAATTCTTGACAAAAGAAGGAACAGGCACGCAAGGCACGTTTGAAACTGGGTCTACTTTTCAGGATCAGCAGACAACAATTGTTAACGTCAATCGGGAGATTGGGTCTAGCTATAGCGAAGAATTAACTGAGGACGGCACTAATCGAGTCAAGAGAGGAGGACGAAATTACGGCGAAGGTCAAGTGGTGCAGGCCATAACGGACGCTGACGTTGACTTTGTTGAGCTTGTATTTACTATCCCGAAGCTGTATTGCGTTGCCGTTGAGGGCTTGGCGCGGGGGCAGTTGTTTTTTGCTCAAATTAAGCTAGAGCTACACATTTGTGGTGCCGATGGTGTTTGGAATAAAGTGAATATAGAGGTTGAAAACCAAACAAAGAAAAACATAATCAAAGGCATTTGCACCTCTCCTTACCAGTTCAAAACGCAAGCTATTGATTTAACAAAAAAGAAATATGGCAAGGGACCTTACAAGATAAGAGTTCGCAAGGTTAAATTTGATGAGCCTGAGGATGCGTTTGAAATTTCATTTGAAGATTTTGAAGACGTTCCAAAGAGAACTCCTATAGCCAGCAAGCGTGCCGATCAAATCTTTTTAACTAGCATAATTGTCGGCAAAAAATTTGGCACGGCCTATCCGCATACGGCGCTTGTATCTTTAAGCCTAGACGCAGAAGAATACAGCACACTACCTGCAAGAGCGTATGACGTAAAGGGCCTCAAAGTACAAATACCATCTAACGCAACTGTTGCAAAAAGTGGCAGGTTGAAATTTGATAATGTGCCATTTGACGGCAGCTTGCAAGAAAATAGGGCTTGGACAACGTGCCCCGTTTGTTGCTTCTATGATCTGCTCACCAACAAGCGGTATGGTGCTGGTGACTTTATCAATGAATCAAACCTTAACTGGGTTGATCTAATTGAAATTGCCAAATACTGCAACGAACAGGTTGAGTATGTAGATGATCAGGGTGAAACAAAAAAAGAAGCACGATTTGCAATCAACACGGTTATTGGATCGCAGGCTGAAGCGTTTAGCGTCCTACAGGATATGGCAAGCGTCTTCCGTGGGATGCTGTTCTGGAAGTCAGACAACGTACAGATTGCTGCTGATCATGGAGAGCTGAATGACGGAGACGTTCCTGCAATTCATGTCTTTAGCAACTCAAACGTTGTCAACGGCAGTTTCTCGTACAGTGGATCGTCACTGAAAACACGCAGCACAAGGGTGCGTGTACGGTACAACGATCCTGACAACTTCCATAAGCCAAACTTTATCTGTATAGAAGACAGGGATCTGATCGATAAATATGGCGTACAGGAAAAAAGCGTTGTTGCGTTTGGCTGCACGTCTAAGTACCAAGCTCAACGCATGGGGCGTTGGATCATGCAGTCTGAAAAACTGCACGACGAAACTGTAACGTTCTCAGTTGGCCTTGAAGGCTTAAATGTCTTGCCTGGTCAAATGTTTGAGGTGTCAGATGAGATGCGTTTTGGCACGCGATTGGCTGGCCGCATCGTTGGCGTTAGTAACGACAGCACGCCTCCATTTGTCCGTATAGACCAAACAGCATCTTTGCCTTCTGGCACAAACAATAAGCTGACTGTTGTCATGAAGGATGGCACGATTGAGACAAGAGATATTGCAAGCGTAAGTGGCAATGAAGTAAGGCTTGCGTCTGCTTATACGCAGGTGCCGCCTGATGATGCGTTATATGCGATCAAAAACGATTCTGCCGTTCTGTCTAAATATCGTTGCCTTTCAGTGGCTGAGGGTGAAGAGGGAACGTATGCGGTTGTAGGCGTCAAGCATGTTGATGGGATTTACAGGGTTGTTGAGGAACGGGCTAACAAGCTGGATTCACCAAATCCGTTTTTCTATGGAGCGGAGCCAAGCACACCTACAGACATAAAAATTACGTTCCAGCAGATTGATGACGGGCGGAACACAACGAATCGAGCAACAGTTGCTTGGACGCGTGGCTTATCGGGTTCTGTTATTAGCTTCAAGGTTCGATATAAAGTTGGCGATGGCGGCAACTGGATTAACCAAAGTACAAATAACAACTCGATTGACATCAGCACAGGGCTTGTCCCTGGCAAGCAGTTGATCGTGCAGGTTAAGGCGATAGGGCCTGATCCTGATCGTAAAGAATCTGCTTATTCGACCGGAGTAATTAGGGAGATACCTGTTGGTGGAACGAGTGACGATACATCAGACCTGGCGCAAGTCACTTTGCCGCCTGATCCAGAAGACGTAACGATTGAGGCCATTGGTGTTGATCAAGTTGCATTGCGTTGGAGCGCAACAGCAAGCGGTCAAAAACTTGAGGCTTTTGTTGCAGTCATCAAGCATTCTTCAAAAACGGACGGCAGTGGTTCGTGGTCAAACAGCACTGTGCTTCGCAAAGTTGAGGCACGTACAACATCAGTTGTACTGCCTTTGCTTAACGGTGAATATCTGATCAAGTTTCAAAACGAGCAAAACCTGCGTAGTGCCAGTGCAGTCAGTGCATTGATCAACATTCCAGACGGGATACCTCGTCTTAACTATGAGGTAATTAGGGAAGACCAGCTTGCTAATGAGTTTGGCGGTGACAAAGCTGGTGTTTATTACAGCCAAGATTATGACGGCTTGATTCTTGACGGTGACGCATCGTTTGATGCTATCTCAAGTCTTGATGGCTTCACTGCAAACATCGACAGTCATTTTGGGACGCAGCTTGTTCGCGGCGAGTATTTCTTCCAGAAGACAGTAGATCTTGGCGACAAGTTCAGCGTGCGTATGCAGCGTGTGCTGGCAGCTAGGGGTCTTTACACAAGTGCATTGATTGATGATCGTTCTGAATTTATTGATACATGGTCTGACTTTGACGGTGACTTGCCTGACGATACAAACGTCGAGGTGTATTTCCGTAAAAACCTAGACGAAACAGCTAGCAGTATTAACCAAAACACAATCGCCGTGAGTGCATTGGTCGGGGACATTGTGCAAGAGGATGGCTCAAAAATTAAACAAGAAGATAATGCCAGCACGATTGAGCGCGAGTCAGTGCTGGAATTTGGGGAGTGGAGACCACTAGAAAACAACGCAGAGGCCGGACGCTTTTTCCAGTTCAAAGCAGTGCTGACAACAGATCATGTTGACCAGACGCCAATCGTGGATCAACTTGGCGTAACGTTGCAGCTTGAGCGCCGCTCAGAAAACAGCAAGACCTTCAGTTCTGCATCGCTGCGTGCGCTTAGGCAGTCAGGCTCTACAGACGTAGTGTTTGAAAATGCGTTTTATACAGATGCCGACACAGAGGTCACCGTTGGAATTACTGCCTTTGAGTTACAGAGCGGCGATTACTACAGGATCACCAACTTGACAGGAGCTGGATTTGACGTCGATTTCTACAACAGCAGCAACACTGTCATCGACAGGGATTTTCAGTACACTGCGATAGGATACGGAACACAGCAGTCCTAAGGCGTTGTTATGGCTCAAGCTGATGCTGAAGTTGCAAATGCCAGTGGTGCAGCCGTAAGGCAAGACCTAAACAACCAACTGCTAGCAGTTTTTACGAACCATAGCGGTGCAACCGAGCCGTCTGACATTAAAAACCACCAGTGGTGGTACGACGAAACCAACAACATCCTCAAAATTAGAAACGACGCGAATAGCGGTTGGATAAACGTTATTGATTTCAATACAGGCGCAGAAGGCGCATTGCATGTGCCTCTTGGCACGGTCGAAACAGATGGCACGGTGTCAGCCACTGCAATTCGTCCAGCATCAGATGTTAACTCTGGTTTTTTCTTCCGTCAGGGTGATAGTGCCGGTACTGATGGTTATGGCTTTGGTTATGCCATGGCTGGCACGGAATATCTGACGGTTCAGGCAAACACAGCAGATGCAAGTACACCTGACCTTTGCTGGCTATCAACAGATGTAAGTATCACTGGAACGACCGCAGCCAATGCTGGCGTTCAATTTACGCAGTCAGGCCGAGTAGTTATACAAAAAGACGCAGGTTGGGTGCTTGGTTTAAATCGAACAACTGACGCTGGCGACATCATGTTGTTCAGCCTCCAAGGAACTAACGAAGGCAGTATTTCTGTTAGTGCATCCGGCACCTCTTACAACACATCGTCTGATCACAGGCTTAAAGAAAACGTTGTTGCACTTTCAGGTGCAAAAGCTCGTCTACAGCAGTTGGCTGTTAAACGATTCAATTTTATTGCTGACCCGGACACAACCGTTGATGGTTTTCTTGCTCATGAAGCGCAAGCCGTTGTGCCGGAAGCTGTCACAGGGACGCACGATGAAGTTGATGCAGATGGAAACCCTGTCTACCAAGGCATTGACCAAGCCAAGTTAGTGCCATTGCTGACGGCGGCATTGCAGGAAGCTTTTACTGAAATCGCTGCTTTAACAGCTCGTGTTGAAACCCTGGAGGCAGGCTGATGGCTGATAAAAAAATTTCAGATCTTACCGAGTTAGCAGATCCAGCGAACAACGACTTGTTTGTTGTTGTTGATGACAGTGAAACAGACAATGCCGACAAGACTAAAAAGTTAAAGTTTGAGAGGCTGCACAAGTCTGTTGGTGATGGAACGGCGGCGTCACCATCAATCAGCTTTTTGAGCGATGCCGGTGTCGATGGTTTTTTCAAACCTGCTGCGTCTGAAGTTGCGGTTGCTGTCAATGGAACGTATAGCAGCAAGTTCACAGCAGCTGGATTCCAGGTAGGCACTGGAACGGCAGCAGCACAGCTGCACCTGTTCAGCACTGATACGACCGATCAAGTCATCATCGAGAACACTGATGCTGGTTTAGATACAGCGCCTGACGTGGTGTTGTATCGCAACTCAGCTTCGCCTGCTGCTGATGATTTTCTTGGCAACCTTGAGTTCAGAGGCAAAAACGATGCAGCTGAAACCATTGCCTACGGCCAAGTCTTTACGAAAATCGCTGACGCAACTGATGGCAGCGAAGATGGCACGCTCCAGCTAATCACGATTGCTGCTGGCACCTCAGCCGCTCGTGTAACAGTAAAAAGCGACAAAGTTGGAATCAACGAAGCTGACCCACAGCATCCGCTTCACATTACGGAATCGGTTGCAAACACTGGGTTGTTTATCGAGTCAGCTGAAGCTGTTGCCGTAAGTGCTGCTGACATCACGCTGTATCACCACAGAGGTAGCAGCGTTTCTGGTCAAGACGCTGATGTTCTGAGCACCATCAGATTCCAAGGCAATAACGACGCTTCGACGCCTGAGCAGATTTTGTTTGGTGCGGTAGAAGCCAGCATTGTTGACGCCAGTGACACGACTGAAGACGGCAAGCTTGATTTCAAGGTGCAGTCTGCTGGCACATTGACGAGCATGGCTGCGATTACAGCGGCAAACGTCACGCTTGGCAGTCGTCCAATTTTGCCAACGCATACACCTGCATCAGCTACCGCCACTGGCACAGCAGGTGAGGTGGCATGGGATGCAGATTACATCTACATCTGTACTGCCACTGATACCTGGAAACGGGTTGCCATTTCAACGTGGTCGTGATGGCGGTAGCATTAGTTGGAGGTTGAGGAGTCATGGCAAACGCAAAGATTACTGATCTGATTGAGCTAACAGCAGTTCAGGGATCTGACGTTTTGCCGATTGTTGACACGCTCAACGATCAGACCAAGAAAGTCACCGTGACCAATCTGGTTGCAACTGGTCTGGGTACAGGAGTTATTACAACTGACAAGATTGCTGACGATGCGGTTACGGCAGCAAAACTTGAGGATACAACAGTCACGGCAGGGAGTTATACGATTGCCGATATTACTGTTGATGCACAAGGTCGTTTAACAGCCGCGTCAAATGGAACAATTACGCTGGCTGATGGATCAGTCACTTACGCCAAGATTCAAGATGTCAGCGCAACTGACAAGTTGCTTGGCCGCAGCTCTTCTGGTGCGGGTGATGTAGAGGAAATTACATGCACTGCTGCAGGCCGTGCATTACTTGATGATGCAGATGCTGCTGCGCAACGGACGACACTTGGTCTAGCAATTGGCGTTGACGTACAGGCTTTTGATGCTGATACCGCCAAGACAGATACGACACAAACATTTAGTGCTGCACAGACGTTTACAGCTCAGTCAGTGCATAACGGTGGTTTAACTGTTGATGGCCCTTATGAGCAGACGGTTGAAGCTGTTTCAGCGCTCGACATCGATCTAAGTACCGGCAACTACTTTACGAAGACAATTAACGCCAACTCGACGTTCACCTTTAGCAACCCTCCGTCATCTGGAACAGTTGGCAGTTTTACGCTTGAACTGACCCA